GGGAGCACCTTGCCCCATGCGGCTGACTGCCGACCATACGCAAAGCCATCGTTCGGCGCGTCCGTGATGGCGTTGGCGTCAACATAGTGCTTCGTCGCAGCCATGTTGGCCGTCGTCGGATCGCCGTTGAGCGTCAGCGATCCGGTCATGGTCACGCCGCCCGCAAGCGGAATGGCTTTCTGCCACGATGTAGTCGAGCCTTGCCGCGCGTAGACGCTGCCGTCAGTCGGCGCCTCGGGGAAGGCGCTCTTTGTATCGACGTAATGCTTGGTTGCGGCATCGAGTGTGCCGCTCGGATCGGCGTTGAGCGTCAGCACGCCGGTCATCGTGCCGCCCGACAATTTCAGGAAGGCGCTAACGTCAGGGACCGGTGACGAAATGACCCACTGATGCGAGTCACCGTCGAAATAGTACAGGTACGTGCAACCGTCCGTGCTATTCCACCAAAGAGTATTGTTCGGCACACCTGTTGGCGGCGTGTCGCCGACATAGACCTGCGAGGTGATGCCGCCCGGTGAACCGGCTGCGGCAACGAGCGCCCACAATCCAGCGGCGTAGTCGGTCGCGAAGTCGACGCCCGAGATGTGACCCGCAGTCGGCACGTAGCTTGCGCCCGTGTTCGTCACCAACGATGCGGGCGGGCCCGTGGTGTAAGCCGTATTCGTTGCCCATGCCACGGGCGGCGTTGTCCATGGCGGCGGACCGCTCGGCCCCACGGGACCAGCGGGACCGATGGGACCAATCATCGAAGTCGGCGAGCCCCATCCGGCGACGGTGTTGCTCTTCGGTCCGTAGATGTTGTGATTGGTCGTATCGATGTAGAAGTCGCCGGCATTGCCAAGCGATCCAGCGGGCGGACCGCTGCCGTTCAATATTGTATTGCCGGGAGCCCCGACCGGACCTTGCGGACCAACGGGACCGGGCGGACCAATGGGACCAATCAAAGAATAACCGGGCGGCCACGCGCCGCCCGCCTTTGGTCCGTACATAAATGCCGTTCTTAGATCGATGTAAAAGTCGCCGTTGACTCCTGTCGTTAGCGAAGGCGCACCATAGCCATAGAGCACGGAATTTCCGCGCGGACCTGGCGGACCCTGATCGCCGGTTACAATCTGAGTTAGCGGGTCTTCTTGCTCAACCGAAATATCGCCTTCGACTGGATCGTTGATGATCTCGATGTCGAGATCGGCGACGACTTCAACGTCACCGCTCGGCGAGAGCGAGCCGTTGCCATTGCTCATCGCGACGCACCCGCATTGACAACAAGCGTCCCCGTCCAAATCTTTTTCTTGATGTTGTTGGCCAACGTCAAGATCAGCGATTGGTCATAAGGCCCTAGCGATAACTCGAGCAAATCCTCCTGCGTGATCCAGATCGTGAATGATCCGGCAGTTGGATTGGTGATGGTGATCTCGCCGGTTTCAGTCGAGAGCGTGAGGAATGCCGTCGCGTCCTCGGCATGGCGCCGAAGCTTCATCACCAACGAACAGCCCGTGATGTCTATCGGATTGTTATTGATGTCCTGATAAGCGAAGCTTCGATAGAAGTCGCTGTCGTTGTACGCGGTGATATTGACGGTCGCCATTACAGCCCCGCATATTCGGCATCAATGTCTGCTGGAACGAGGATGACGTTCGTGGTGATCTTGTTCGCCACATCGGCAAACACGGTGTAGCACTGATTGGTGTGATTGCCGACCACGGTTGCCATGTTGATAGTTTGCTCGGCGTCGAGTTCGTAAAAGTTTCCGTCCGATCCATACCATTTCGTTGTGAAGCTCGGATCGGCTTGCGCCGCTGCCATCGCGCCTTGCATCAGGCTGCGCGAATAATCGTCAGTCTTGACCGGCACGCCCGCTGCGATCATGCCAGCGTTGACCTTATTGAAGCGAGTCATGGCGTTGTAGTTGTTAAGCTGCGGTTGGTAGTATTGATTGATTCCCGGCTGCGACATTTTGTGTGCGACCAGATCGTAGAGCCAAGCCGCCAGATAATTTTGCACGTAGTACCAAACATCGTCCTCGGTGTTCGCCGGATATGGCGACATGCCGGTGTCCGTGACCCAATTGCCGTAATTGATATCAGTCGTCGGATCGACGTAGATGTTGCGCGCTGAGCTATAGACGAGCCTGGTGCTGACGCTGGAAATCGTCCAATACCAATCTGCGGCGTTGAATTGTACTGGCATCGCCGAGTCCTCTTAGTTGTATTGCCCGCCTGTCCCCAAGTATCCCGACCCGTTGCCGGGGAAATAACTTGTGCCGAGTCCCTGCGTGATGATGCATCCGTTATAGCTCGCATAGTAGCTATTGCCGGAAACCGCGGCTTTGTTGGTGTAGGTTGGATAACCCGGCACAGGAACTTCCATCGAGCCGTTCGCCATCGCAATCGCCGAGTAGCTGCATGAGAACGTGCCGCCCCACGAATAGTTGACGCCCTGCTGGAAGCCGAGAAAGCCGCCGAAGAACGCTGACCAAATGTAGGTGCAATCACTGCCGCCGGCGAAGAAATGATTGCCGGGATAGATATAGCCCGCATAGGCTTCCCAAATGCTGTAAGGCACATGGCCTGCGGACTGTGTGTTATTGGTGAACATCGTCCCGCCGCCAGAGCAAGAGAAGCAACAGGGCGGCCCGGTGCCGGTGCCGGTTCTTACGCAAAGGTTCTGCACAAATATCCGGTTCGCGTTGCCGAGATTGAATGTGTGCGTATTGTTCGCGCCGGTCACGAACGTCGAGTTGCTGCCCGCGCCATTGAAGACGCACGTCGGACCGAGAACCTGCGGGATCGTCACCGCTTCGGGATAGGTGCCGGATGCAATCTGGATTGTCGCAGTGTAGACGCTCGGACCGTAGGTGTAGACAACCGACACGGCTTTGCCGATGGTCTTGAACGGACCATGCGGACCGCTAATCGTCGCCGATGTGCCGTCATAAAGCGTGTCACTGCCGATGCTCGCATCGACATACCACGTTGTATTTGCCGAGAGGATCGGCAGGAAGCCAGTGCCACCGCCAGCCGCGAAGTTGATGCCGTAGAGTTCGAAGTTGCCGTGAACCTTGCTGTAGCAAAGCAGCGATTTGTAATTGGCGACGATATCGCCGGCTGAGAGCGGATCACCGCCACGCCGCACAACGTTCTTGGCGCCGAGTCCGTTCATGTTGACGGTTGTCGGGCCATCGTTGGTGAACGCCGCCACCACGAAAACGAACATGCCGTCATAGTAGCTATCCGGCGCAGGCTGCATGTTCACTTGCATCGCGTTCTTGACGCCAGCATCCACGCCATAGTGCATCATGCCGGTCATGATGCTCTTCGAAAGCTGATGCAGATCGGAATTGTTCGGCGTGATCAGCGTCGTATCACGCATCAGATTGACGAGCTCGCGCTGCGGATACTCGATGGATGCGGCTGGCGGGATCGAGCCTTGAAGCCCCGTCGAAGGATTGCCGTTGACATACGGCGTATCGCCCCACGTCACTTCGGGCGGCATTCCATAAGGCTGATTGTATTGCATCGTGCTTCCTCGCTTTAAGGCGTGCCCGCCATGGGATCGTCGGGATCGCTCAAACCGCCGAGATCGAAAATGATTTGCGTGTGTGCCGGTTGCCAGCGTGCGAGCACGCATTCCAAGTCCTGCGGAATGCCAATCTTCAAATGCGGATCAACGCCGCATTGACCGCTATCGCAGCGAAACCAAACTAGCTCTTTCGTGGAAACGTGAACCTTCCAGTAGTAGCGCATCTCGGGCGGGCCGAGTCCGTAGTGCGGCCAATCGCACAACTCGCCATTTGCAACGGGAAGGCCAAGCGGATCGGTGATCGGGCGGCCCCATTGATCCTGCATGAAGGTGTCGTCACCGTAGACGCGACAATCGCCACAGCCATCGATGCCGACCATAAACGGTCGAAATTCGCTGATGGTGATGTCGTAACCAATCGACTTCGCGAAATCGATGTAGAATTGCCGGGACTGCGAACCGTACAACGTCATGCGTTGAACGAGTGCTTGCTGTCGCTCGGCTATCGTCTGCGGCGCGGTATAGCAGGGATCGGGCAATCCCCAATTGCGTTCCCAATCCGGCAGTAGCTCGACCGTCGCGCGCGGATCGCTCTCGATCTCTAGGAGATCGGCGGCGCGACCATCGACCCATCCCCAATAATTGTTGAGCCCATCGCACGCCTGCCACAGCACGCTATCCATCGCGTGCTTTGGCCACGCTTGGCCTTGCGGCAAAAGCTCGAGGTACGCATCGCGATAGTCGCCGCCAGAGCGTCGGACGTGTACGTCACTCATAGGCGCGCTCTAAGTATTGAAGCACGCGCCGAATGCTTTCGAGACCGTCGCCTAGTTTGCCCAGCCCCATATTGCAGTCCCGACATATGTACCCTCGAAACCTTCCCGTCTCATGATCATGGTCGAGAGTAAGCGGGGCCTCCCGGTGACAGATCGCGCACTTGCTATCGGTTGGCGGCGGCGGATAAACGGCGCATTCTGCAAAGCCGAGTTTCTTCGCTATGTAGCGGCGCTGATTGGCTGTGCTATATGTTCGACGTTCTTTGCGGGCCGCATATTCTTTAACGCGCTTTGGGTTAGCTGCGCGCCAACGGGCCGTTTTGGCCCGCCGCTTTTTGCGGTGTTTCCGATAAGATTTGCGCTCCCAGCCGCGAACCTTCTCAGCATTGGCACGTCGATATTCTCGGTGATAGCCGGGACGACGCTTGCGGCTCTTGCTCATCCTACTCGTAACTGATTGTGCCCAAGACGGCCATGTTGCCGAGTGAGCCCATCACCACGTCGCTGTCGGGCAACGCCAAGTAATAGGATTGAACGCTCGCCGCGCTCATGATCGCGTAGTTGATCCACGCCACATAAATCGTTTGCCCCGGCGCCGCCATGCGGAACAGCATGTCTTGAAGCTGCGCTTCAATCTCGGCTTTGCATTCGTCAGTATTCGGAACGAGATTGGAAATGGTGATATCTAGCTGTTGTTTGACCGGCGCGCATGTGAAGCAATCCTTCACCGCGACCGGGCGCATCTTATCGATGTAGGCTCCGACCGCCGCGATATCCTCGGGATACGGGAAGCCCTGATCGTCGGCACGGAGGTCGTCCATCATGAAGCGCACCGTCACCGTGCCGATGCCTTGCTCGACTTGCGCCCACGCCCGCGTCACGCCGGGGACTGCGAGCGCCCATGCAACGTAATCCTGTAGATCGCCGCCCATCGGCGGATTGCGAATGCGCTGCAGGATGCGCGCGCGCAGCTCGTCATCGGTTTCGGTATCGGTGCCGCCCGTGAGACCGACCGCGATTGCCTGCGCCGAAACGCCGTTGATCGTCGGCGTGAAGGCCAACGTGGTGCCGCTCGGAAGATCGCCGATGCTGCCAGGTTGGATCGCGCGAATGGTGCCCTCGACCGGCGCCGCCGCCGATGTGGTGATGTCCTCCAATGTTTCGAACATCAGCAAATTACCGGGCTGTGCCGGATCGATCTGCACAGCCGTTTGCATTTGCGAATAAGCCGGAATGACCGTGCCGTCGATGATGCCGACGAATTGCGCGGTGCCTTGCGCCAGCGTCGCCAGCTTGCGGCCCGTCGATCCGTCCGCGTTGACGAGCCAGATTTGCCCGTGACGGTCGAGCCAAACGGTTTCGGCAGTGTCAGGCAATAATTGTAGTGATAGCCAATCGATATATTGCAGCGTCAGATGGCAGAGCGCGCCCTGATTGTCAGAGAGAACGCGCAGCACGCTATTGGGAACGTTCGCGTCTGCCCCTGGCAGTGAAGCGTTGACCGCATCGCGGACCAGCGAGCGGACATCGCGGAGTGTCGGCGTCGACCATGGCATCAGCTAGCACTCACCATCGCATCCCAGAGGATCTGATATTCCAATTCAATCTCAGGCAGCGGCCCGCGATAGATTCGGATTTGCGCATCAATCCGTTGCGGATTGACTCGAACCGCAACCACGGTGAAGTCAGAGCAAATCTGACGATCCTTGAAAGGCTGTAGCGCGGCCATGATGTAGTTTTTGACCAGCGTCAGCGTTGCGCCTTGCAGCGAGCCGGCTGGCGTGATCTTGGAGCGCCGCAACAGCCAGAGCTTTGAGCCAATGGGCCAAGCGTTCCAGATCAGTTGACAATCAAGATCGCCCCACCATCCGCAGCGATCATTGGAATCGGGATCGGGCAAGATGTCCCAATCGTCCGCAAGCGAATTTGTGCCGAGTGCGACGATAACCGCGGTCGCCAGCGCTTGCGTGTCGTCGAGCGTACCATCTCCCAACAGCGACCAATCCAGCACCACGGAATAATCGGGATAGACGTTGTTTTGGACGAGATGGATATCAGGAACGTTGTAGCCGATGGGCATGATCAGCCGACCTTGGCATAGACGTTGATCGACAATCCCTTATCGGTCGCCACCTTGCCGAATGTGCCTTCGCCTTTCTTGCCGCCGAGATAGACCTCGCCGCCGACGATGTGCGCGTAGAGCTTGCCGTCAGCGAGCATCAGATGCACTTCGTTGCCCGATACGCGCGAGGCCTCTTTCGTCACGTCAACGAACATCGGCGATTCCTGACCATCCTTGTAGAGCGCCGTTTGGCCCTTGTTCTGTTGCTGGCCCCCGCTTGCGCCATTGCCGCCGCCACCAGTGCCGCTGCTCATATCGCGCGCGCCAATGAGCCCGCGCATCTGCGTCGGCTTCGGCAGTCGCTTGCCATCTGGCATCAAGTCGCCTTGCTTCGGCTCAGCCATCATGCCGCCCGCGCTGCCGCAACCGCCACTCGAGCCGCCGCCCATAGTGGAATTGCTCTCGCTGTCCTGCTGCAACAGATGCATGCGAACAGTTTTATCCTGCGGCGCGGTCCAGAAGCCGCCATCCTGCGTCATGTGGAATTGCTGCTTGTCGCCGCGCCCGCGAAACATCGCGGTATCGCCTTTCTCAAGCTGGAACATGCGATGCCGGCGATCATCCATGTTGCCGTTGACTGGATAGGATCGATTGCCGCCGAGAAAGCTTGTGAAGGTTTCCGCGCTCGCCTGTATTTTGCCCATCGCGTCTTTCTCGGCATCGAACACAACGGACGTGAAGCCATAATTCTGCGGCGATTGAATCGCCTTGCGCGTTTCGTTGGCCAAGAAGTTGCCGGCGCCCTCCTGCATCAGCTTGGTATCATCCACTTCCGAGACAACGCTTGCTGAGCCGCCAGAAAAGAATCCACGCAGCGCGCTATTGAGCGGCGTTTGCCGATGCATTTTGAAGACTCCTAAGTCGAGATCGTTGTCGGAGGTGTGGTCGTCGGCACTGTTGCCGATGTCGGCGCTGGCCCGGTTGTCGGTTGCACATCAAAATTCAATCGGCCAAGCAATGCCTCGGGCTTGACGCATGTCAGTATGGTGATCGTGCCGCGCTTGTCGTCTTGCATGAAGATGACTTGCTGGATGCCCATATCCATGTCGAGCATCGCCATCGGCGAATAAACGTGAACCTCTTCGCCTTCGTGCCAGAGCGTTTGACCATCGCGCAGCCAGCCTTGCACGGTGATGGTCGCTTGGATTTGCGAGCCATCGTGCCACATCTTTTCGAAGTTCGCGCGATGCTGCAGTTCGGCGACGGTTCGCACCGACTCTTCCATCGGCGTGATTAATTTGCTGTAGAGCGGCGCCACGTCGCTCGATGCCGTCGCCTTCATTTGACTCGCGGCACTGCCATTGAGATCGTCGCTAGCCTGTCCCTGGCCGTGAACGTCAAGCTCTGCAAACACCATCTCATTGCTGATGATGCATTGCATCTCTTTGATGTTCTTGCCCTCGATCAATCCGCTCACCGCTGGATAATCGTGGTCGCCGATGATCAGAAAATTGCCGAAGGCGTCGCAAGCCAAGAAACAACCGCGCACGCGCGCCAGCCGCTCTAGGAAATCCCAAACCGTTTCGCCTTTTCCGGCTTGGCATTGCTGGAAAGGCGTCATATCGACGCCGCCGACCGTCTTGACGCCAACGCCATAGGCGCCGGCGACCTGAGAGGCGATTGAAACGATGTCTTTGTTGTCGAAATTGCCGTCAGGTGTATCGACGCTGGATTTAGCCGCCTGGGCCGAATAGCTCTTGCCAATCAGCATCACGCCATGGCTGTTCGCGTTGTAGGCAACTTGCCGCACTTCGATAAAGCCGGTGATCGCCAGCTCGCCCGCGAGATAGATTTCGCAACGATCCCCCGGCTTGAATTGCAGCTTCGTCCAATCGGGGAAAATGTCAGGCTTGTTGAAGATCGGATCGCGCTCGGCGGCGCTGAATTGGAAATAGGCGTAGGCGTCACCCCAATTCCGACGCACCATGACAAATTCCCAATCCTCAAAGCGAAGGCCATTCACAATGAGGACTGCCGTTTCCTGCGGGAGCGGCATGGCAAATGGGATTCAATGAGTCCCTTATGGCTTCGGCGTCGGCGAACCAATCGGCGTGATGGTGCCGGCGAGCGCTTCGCCCGCGACAAGCGCGATATCGCAAACGGTGATCAGGTTGCGCACGCCATCGCCGAGATCGGCATCCGCGGTCGCGGTGATCTGCACTTGCCCTGTCGGACCGACCGGCAAGACGGTGACGATGGTCGAATCGCCGCTCTCAGGCGTGACGGTGCAAAGCGTGTCATCGCTCGAGGCCCACACCACGGGGCCATCAACGCCGGCTGGATTGCCTTCGGAGTCAACGTAGGTAACTTGCATCTTGACCATTTCATCGACGGGCAACGTATACATGGCATCCCCTTTCAGTCGGATGGTGAAGCGTCCAAAAGTGATCGTAAGAACCGCAAAGATTTCTTCCGGCGGTTCAATCTCGCAAATCTGCAACGGGCTTGTGAAGCTGATCTCGATCCGCTGATGCGCGGCGCCATTGCTCACGCCGACAACGCTTCGCCCAAGAGCGGACAAAATGCTGGATGCACGATTTGGTTTTCGGCGCGTAGCTCGTCGCATCGTGAGGCATCGCTATATAGCTTGTACGCCATGACGAGAGTCGATAGTGGCGTGAAGAATTGATAGTCGAGCATGCGCGGCAACGGCAGTGCGGTTTGCACCAGATGATTCGTGACCGCGCCGTGAAGCGAGATCAGAGATTGGAACGTCGCCTGATCCATATCGTCGGCGGCGACTTCCTCCGCATGCTGAAACGGTTGGAAGAGCGCCGTCTTGATCAGATCGACCTGATTGCGGCTGACGAACGTCAATCCCGAGATGACGAAACACTCCGAAGCAAGGCATAGGCGCACGCATGCATTTTGAATAAGCAGAGCGCCCAACGATACCGGAGTCTCCGCATCAACCTGCGCACGGACCACCTCAACCTGTTGCCATGTGATGCCTGCTGCCTGTGCTTGGTCGAAGCAATCTTGAAGTGGTGGCCCCATCGCGTCAGCGATGATCAGCGTATAGGCGTTTGCGCGCGCATCGCCAATCGCTTGACGCGCATCGGCGCCAGCCACGCCCGCGCCGGGGACGTAAGACAGCAACGTTGCCAACGCTCGATCAACGATGCCTTTCGCTTCCAGTGCGTCGGCGCGGTTCATACGCTGCCACTCCCCGGCAAGCCCGTGCCGATGGATGGATTCGGCGGCGCCAATGACCGCTGCACCTGAGCCTGTAAGCTTTGCGCCATCTGCTGAACAACAGCGGAGGTCAAGACTTGGCTATTCGGATCGAACAGCGGATTGAGACCATACTCAAGAAATGTGATATCGAAAGTGCAGTAGCCACCGAAACGCTCTTCCTCGGTCATGCGATAGCGCGAGACAACCACGGTCTGCGATGGCTGCGTCGAGAATTGCAGAACGCCGGGGCCTTCCAACTCAAGCGCGGCCATCAATCGGTCGCGGACCTGGCGATAGTCGGTCTGGAATAAATCGTCATCGTTGCGCGGAAAGACGATGCAATAGGCGCGGATCATAAACTCGTAAGCGCGCCGCCCCATGTCCTCGGCATAGGGCACATCTTTTTTCGGAAACTCATGCTCGACAATGCGCCGTCCACTCTCGCGCGAGTTGGCTTCGCAATGGAAAGGCGCCCCGTTGTATTGCGCCCTGATCCAATCGTCGCGCCAACTTGGCGCGCCCGGTGTGAGATCAAAGATGGTGCTCATATCGATAGCGTCTCAGGCCCTTTCTTCGCGGGCTCCATTTGCGTTTGCCGATTGATCTCAACGTCCTTGAAGATGCCGCCGCCTTCGGCGCCGACCTTGGTGCCCTTCGGTGCGTTCACGTCCACGCTGATCTTGCCGGTGCCCTCGACCTTGTTGTTCTGAGCCATCGACTTGTCGAGCTGTTCGCGGGCAAAGCGCGCGCTGTCGGAGACTGAGAAATCGACGCCTTTGCGCCGGCCCTCCCAATAATTGTAAACCTCGCTCGAGCCGGGGATCGGTACGCGACCGGGCAATCGCGCACCGGGATCGGACGCCATGCCCTGATTGGTGCGGCCCTGAATGTAATTGCTGCCGCCGACAACTTCGGCCAGCGTCTTATCGTATTTGGCGCGCTCGTTCTCGCTGAGCGGCCCACCCGTTGCGCCCCTGTTGATCGGACCATAGAAGCCGCTGCGCAATTCATCGCCGATGCCATAACCCGGCACTTTCTGCCGGATCATCTGCGTGCGGTTCATCAAGGCTTCAACAGTCGGAGCGCCGCCGCCTTCCGACCGCATCATTCCGTAGAGCATTCGTTTGGTCGCGGGGTCTTTGTTGACTTCCGCCATCATCGCGGCGCGCTGATCGGCGAGCGCACCATGTTGACCGTCTGCCGCCGCTGGCGTATCGCCAGCGCCCGCGAACGTGCCGGCGCCGACTTGGCTTCCATTCGGCGCACCACCGCGCCGGAACGTATAACCGCCGGTCGCGAATTGCTGTTCGAAACGTCCTTGATTGCCGCCGAGTCCGGTGAAGGTGCCTTTGCCGACGCCTTCAACGATAGTGACATGGCTTCCGGTCTGTCCGGTTCGCACGCCACGATTGGCAATCGCGATATCGCCCGGTCGCACGTCGCTCGGATCAACCGCCGTGCCCCAATTGCGCCAATTCGATGCGACCGATGAACCTTTCGGCGGCGTGCCGCCGACCGACTTCACAACGGCAGATGCGAAGTCGCCGCACCATTGTTGATGCTTCGGATAGCCTTGGCTGGCCATGAATTGCGAAACGGCATTAGGACCGCCGTGCAAGGCCACTGAGCGCGCTTTGGCGAGGATGTCGCTCGGTACACCCGGATCGCCAGCGGCACCACTCTGCGGCCCGCCTGAGGGTTGCGCGGCACTGTCATTGCCATACGGGGCACCACCGCCGCCGCCATAGCCGCCTGTGCCGCTGCCACCGTAGCTGCCGCCGCCCGGTCCAGAACCGCCGTATGAACCACCGCCGCCCGGTACGCCGCCAAAGCCGCCGCCACCGCCGAATGGGCCATAGCCGTAATTGCCGCCGGCACCATATCCGCCGCCGCCCGTCACATAGGCGGCGTTTTGCACCATGCTGCGATTGAAACCGCCGCCCCTGTAGCTCATCGGCGCATAGCCGTTCTTGAGCGCATCGATCAGGTCGTCATTGGATTGCTTGAGCTGCTTCTGCGCCTCGGTATTTTCCTCGGTCGCCTTGCTCTCCGGTGTGTGCCCCTGCGGCCCTAAACCGAATTTCTCAAAAGGCTTTTGCAGCGATTCCTTGGCCTTGTCGGGCGAGAACAAATGCATGCTTTCAATCTTCACGATCAATTCGTGAATGCTTTTAAGCGTATTCAAAACTATTTCCGCGCCCTCGATGGCGTACTTAAAAAATGGCTGCTTCGCCAACTCGATGATCGTTGACCATTCGCTACCAATCTCACCCACCAGATCGGCAAATCGCTCGCCGTCCTGTAACCGCTGGCGCGTAAGGGCCTGCTCTTCTTTCGAATCCTCGTTGAGCCGTTTGCGTTGGGCAATCGTGTCATCCCACAACTTCGACGCAAAGAGATTGGCCCGGTTGGTCGCCTCCTGGAGATTGTAACCCTGCTTCAACGCATTGTTCAAAACCTCTTGGCGCGCGCCGGCGAGAGCGTTGTATTCGGCAATCAGATCGCCTTGCTTCGCGGCTTCCTGCATCTGATGCAGAAAGCCTTGCATCGCGGCTTGCGCCTGCGGCGTCGGTCCCGCCTGATGCAAGAACCACTGGCGCAACTGACTGCCATAGCGCGACATATCGGCTATCGCGCCAGACATGCGTTGAATGTTGGCTTTGGTCTGATCTGCGTTGACGCCGATGGCCTCGAATTGCTCGATGATGCTTTTCATCTGCACGGGATCGACGCCAATCGCGCGCGCGGCTTGGCTTGTGCTGCGAAGCTCGTTGGCCAACTCTTTTAGTTTCTTGATGCTCTCAGTGGCCGATAGTGCAAAGCCCACAAGCCCCGCAACGCCTGCGATCGTCCCGCCGCTGAATGCGGTGACGGCTTTGAAGGCTTCGCCAAAACCGCCGGTCATTTCCTTGACGACTTTTGCTAGCTCCTTGCTACCCTCCGTCATCTTGGCATGAGCTTCCCGCACTTGCGGGCCGCCCATGTCCTTGGTTTTCTCAACGATCTTGTCGAGGCCAGCCGATGCGTTATCGACCAGCGTCACTATCAGTTTTAGTTCTTCTTGCTCCGTAGGCATTATTCGTCTTCCACGGGCTGTTGCCTTCGATCAAGCTCGGCTGTGCGCTCCATGTGCAAGCGAACCTCGCTCAACGGCATCGACAAAAAGACTTCGGGGCTGACATGGAAGTAACGAGCAAGCCGGTAGGAATCGAGAATGATTTCTGTCTCGCCGCCTACCAAGCCCGTGGATCGGGCAGAAAAAAATTTCGGAGCTTCATCGCCACCGTATTCCAATCGCGCGGGTGCATGTCCTCGATGAACGGCACCAGAATGTCGGACAACGCCGCAATCATGTAGGTCATCTTACGTTCATCCCACACAACGTCGCCGTCTTGATTGATCCGCACGGGATTGCCGAAACGATTGATATCGCCCGCTCGAGGCTCCCGCAGCTTAAGCTCATGGATCAACTCACCCTTGGTATTGCGGATTGGCTTGTTGAGCAGTTTGACCACAAGCGGCCACTGATCTTCCCATCCCGTCGGCTGATCGGCCGGCGATGGTTCAATCTCGGGCGGCGGCATAGTTCGGTGCGGCTTCTCGACCGGCTCAGCCGTCGCCTCGATAGTCTTGATTGGCTTCTCTTCGGGCCTCCCAGCCTCAATGAAGCCTTCGCGTCGCGGTGCTTGGTTCATCCGAGACTAACCTCCTGACAGGTGATCCCCTCCCAACGCACACGCACCTGACCGTCGCGCGTGTTGTTCTCGAAACCGCCTTTGCACGTCCCGCCGGTCAAGATGTACTGCATGTTGTTGGCGAGTTGCGCGACAACGGTCACGTCGGTTTCGGCGATCAGATCTTCCAGATAGAATCCGGGCATCGTCGAAAGATCGCCTTCGATGTACGGCACGCGCGGCAATTCCTGATAGCCATGCACACCGTCTTGGCCGGCGATCATCGTGCGTTCGATCGGCGACGGGCTGACGGTGAAGTTGCCGCGCAGCGCCAGCTGCGTGCCGTCCACCGTCAGAAAGGCAATGCCTGCTATTCTCTGAGCCATTGATCAGTCTCCTTTCGGATGGCCAGCACGAAAAACCGCGTCAGGTGGCGCGGTCGTACAAGGCCGGTGATGTGAGGGAAGGGTTAGAGGCCCGACGCAGCGTTGTAGGGCGGCGTCGTAGAACTCGCGCCGATCTGCACGTCGATTCCGCGGTCGAACTGCAACCGGAATTGCGCGAGAACCGCGAAGATGCGGAGTTGATTGATCAGGTCAGGCGGATAGAGCACGTTGACCCGGTTCGGATCGTTCGGATCACGCTCGACCAAAAGGTAATTTTTGAACTCGACCAGGTTCTCGACAAGACCGTCAAACATATCCTGCTGATACTGATTGATCAGCTCAGCCTTGATGATGCCGGGAGTGACGATGGCTTGGCCCGGTCCAAACTTGGTGCCGTCATCGGCAAGCTTGTGACGCGGGAATTTCGAGGTGATCGCCGCTTTCTGATTGCGCAGAAGCGTGGCGAGCGTCGAGAGCGTCGTTACCAACTCATAGGCATCGTCGCTCTGACCATACTGATTGAGTTGATAGGTCGTTTGCTCTCGGGCGATCATCGGTTGACCATCGCCGCCGATCTTCTGGATTGCGATGCCGTTGAGCGCCAGCGAGTTCAGCTCCTCGAAATCGAAGCGGTCTTGCAGCGGCGCCGCCTTGATCTGATTGAGCGACAAGGATTGCAGCGGTCTCGCCGGATCGTTGATCAACGCGCGCTGTGCCTTCGCGGCATAAGCCGCCGCCCACTCGAATGACGGCGATGGGCTCGAGACTTCAAAGCCCATGATCGACTCGACGCCACTGTTCATAGTGTCGCCGAAAGTCAGCAATTCGGAGTAGGTGCCCCGCTTGGCCGAATAGATGCCGCCGAATTGCTCGCGCTGCCATCCCCAACGGCCAATGTCGGTGAAGCCATATTCCTGATCCCACTCAAACAGCGAGTTGGTGTCGGTGTAGGGCATCGCGACATATTCGTAATCCTCCGTCGCGATGTTGCCGATTGCCGTGGTGAAGCTCGGCACGCCCGTTCCGCCGGTAAGCACGCCACCTGTGGGCAAGGTCATATCAAGCCCCTGCGGCGTGTTCTCGCCGCCAATCGACCCATAGTAATTCATGACCACGGTGATTTCGTTGGCGTTGACGCTCTTGAACGTCGAGGTCAGCGTCACCGTGCCGACCGTGGTCGTCGCCGTGACCGGCAAATCGGTGTCGGCGTTGATGGCATCGGCGATGGCTTGCGCGATTGTCGTCGGCGTGTCGGTCGTCAGCATGTTGACCGGGATTGGATCGCCCGCGATGTAGAGATGAAGGGTGCCGGCTTGCGTCGGCGCTGCGTTGATCTGAATATCGCCGGTTGCCGGCGCTGCGCTGACCGTTTCTTTCATCGGCAAGCCCCAAACCTCATTCGCGAAGTTGTTCGCGTAATAGGCTTTGAACATGCGCGAGAGTTCGGACCCTTCGCCGAAAGCAGCATCAGCTTGCGCCTGATTGCCGATAACCAGCGGCACATCAAACACACAATTTGGATTGGTCGCCGTGCCTACCAGCAAGCACCGCAGATTGATTTGCGGCAAGCCCGCCATCGAGGGATCAACCTCGACCCAATAAAGTGGCACTTTGATATTGGCAGGAATGTTAGCAAAACTGATAGGCATGGTTTTCTCTCCTCAAAATGGAAACGCCGCCAATTTAGGCGGCGCTCCGTTCGTCATGTCGGCCGTGGCGCCCGCCGCCGCGTTCCTGGTGCTCGTTTTTCCCGACCGTCACGTCACCATCCCTGATCCGGCGTTGCGTGAAACGATCATCCGGCCATTCGGCTGCGCCTTCGCCTCGGAAGCCGCCCGCGCGCGGATGCTTCAACAGCTTGCGCATGGTGTCGTCCTTTGGCATCACCTTGACGGTTGGCCGATGCGCTTTGTTGGCTTGCTCTCGGATTTTTTCGATACGCTTATCAATGCGCAGTCCGCGCAATGACGCCTTGCTAACGCCCATTGTGGCCATGGCCTTTTCTCCTGCTTGCTGGGTAGTCCCGTAAACCCTGGCGCGTTCGTCTCGCTTCCATCTGCTGATGCCGCTTCGCCGCGAAGCTCGCGCGCGAATAGCCGCGATGAATGGGAGTCTCCAACGCGCCGGCACTCGATCCGAAATCGTATTGCACATGCAATTGCTGTGCTTCGCCGACCGGGATCACAACATCAATCATGTCGAGATCATCGCACTGACCGGGCGGCCAATAGGTGCGGTATCGGCAATTGATGTCGTACTGCAATTCACCGATTGGCGTTTCGTTGTTGAATTGCGCGTTGCCCCACACGAATTTTCGCGTGCCGCGCTCGATGCTTTCAATCCGCGTATTGTCTGGATTCTGCGTGCCGGTGCTCGGATCGTAGGTGTCGAGCAAATTCATGATGTATTCGTCCGGCCACAGTCGGTTGCAGATCGCCCAAAACGCCGCGTCGAGGTTCGTCTCGAGCGCATCCTGATCGTTATTGACGTTCATCACCGAGAAGCCGATGCGCGTATTGTGAATGAACTTCACGGGACCGGCGTTGCCGTCCCCATCCGGCGTCATGACTTCATCGATGATGTAAACGCCCAGATAGGGCATGTACTCGGGGCGCTGCACCAGCATCTTGTTTTTGCGGCATGTGTAGCCGGCGAAGAATGGATCAGCGACCAGCGCGTCAAAGAAGACGTTGCGGATGACCCACGAATAGCTCTGCGTCGCCGTGACTGTCGGCGGCGGACCCGGCTCAATGATGCTCATGAGAGACGCGACCCATGATCGTTTCAAACTCTTTGAGCGTCAGCATGGTTTGACCGCCGCCATTGCTGACCAGATCAACGATCACGTATTCGCCCTTCGGCACATTGTTGCAATCGACCGGGATAAAGACGTGATCTTTCTGTATCGGCATCGTCGGAAATTCGCTCTCGCGAATATCGAGGATGGTGCGCTGATCGGAATACATCGAGCCGTCGAGCGCCTGCACGTCCGCGCTATAGCGATTGAGAATGCCGCGCCCTTGGTAGTTCGCGCCGGATGGCTGCGATGCATACGGCATGAACGTGACCGGCACCGCCCAAAAATCGAAGATCGGCGACTGCAGCAGCACGTCAAGATTTACTGCCATGTCAATCCCTCGAGCAGTTTGGTCATGCGGTCAACGAGCTTGGCAAAGAGCGGCTGGCGCAAGATCGGTCGCGTTGATGGTGGAGGACGGCCCGCGCCCCTGAGCCGGTATTGCGTCGGGCCCTTCGCCACATAAGGCCGCTTCGGTCGCTGGAATCCTGGTTCCTGCTCCAATCGCGAACGTGGCCAGATTTCGGTTGTCGCCTCGACCGACTCGTTCGTTTCATCGACTTGGATATTTGGATAGCGGCGCCGCATATCGTCGGTTTGCCACTCAACGAGTTCTTGCGGCACTTGCTTGTGCAACGCTTTGACCTTCTCAGCCATCGCGTCGATTGATTTTGCAAACTCGTCTTGGCATTCGAGCTTTGCCTCAATCACAAGTAGTACCGAGTATATTTGTAGAGCAGCGAATTGAGCATTCCCTGCGCCACGCCCAACGGGCCCGGTGCGCCCATCTTGCCTAGCTCTTGGAAGATATCGAAAAACTGCACGCGCGACTCCCGGTGCGAGATTGATCGCACGCCTGCCGTCAACGAGCGCGATTGCCATACCCGCGCAATCTGTGCCAGCATCGCCAACGCCTGCTTCAATGCGGGCGGTGCCTCTTCCGGCAGATTGTAGCCGCCCGAATAGGTGATGCGGATTGGCTCGCTCCATGACACGTTGAAGAATTGCATCTTGCCGCTGACTTGCTCCAACTCGTAGGATTGGCTCAAGTCCGCGCCATCGGGTCCGGTCACTTGAACGATGTCAGTCGGCGAAACCGGATAGCGCGTAAGAAACACGCGCGCGTTGTCGGTGTCATATGGCTTGGTATCGCCGCGCCATGTTTCGGCGACTTGCTCATAGCCGAACACGCGATTGCATAGCGTCGCGATGATGTCGGAATACTGCGTGATCCACATCGCGAGCAAAGCGTCTTCGCTCGTATCCGTTGGATCGATGCCGATCATCGTTTTGACTTCTTCCAACGTGCAGAGATCGTAACTTTCCGCCGGCGTGATGACGTTAACGCTGATGTCCGCCATTCGCGTCCTCATGGTATTGAATGAAGAGATCACGGCACAGGATCGGCAATTCGCTGCCGTCCGACATGATCAGTTTCAGCGTGTAGCTTTCGGGATCAATCTCGCCGCGTAGAACGCTCGGCCCCGGCAATCCCCGCTCGCCGCGCTCACCTCGATCACCTTTCGGTCCCGGTTTGCCGGCGCGCCCGCATGATGCGATCAGCTGCCAGCCATCGCCGGGACATTCGCCGGGATCGTCCCGGCGCGCGATGAACGATGAACCATTCAGCGCGACGATGTGCAGCGCATCGTAATGCTGAGCCAGATCAAAAGTGCCGCGAACGATAGGACTAACGGCACTGCGGCCGGCAGAAGCGATAGGCAACCAATCCCGGTGTGGCGGTTTTTGCGCCGTGTCCTTCTGCGCTTGCCATGTTCCACCCTCGCAGAAGACGACGTCGCCTCGGTAGGAGATTTCATCTTCAACCCACGCCCGCACCATGGGCAGCGAACCGGGATCGCCTTGCGCGCCCTTCTCACCACGCTCGCCTTGCGGTCCCGGTTCACCCTGCGGGCCTGCGTCACCCCTTTCGCCTTGCGGCCCTAGTAGTCCGCGCTCGCCCTGCGGACCTTGCGCGCCGACTTCGCCTTGCGGGCCGCGCTCGCCCGTTTCACCGCGCTCGCCCTGTGCGCCATCAAGGCCGCGCTCACCCTGCGGTCCCGGTTCGCCCCGCGGCCCTACATATCCGCGCTCGCCCTGCGGACCTTGCGCGCCGACTTCGCCTTGCGGGCC